CTGGGAGGCTTTCACGGGGAAAAAGGCCAAGAGGGATAAATCCTGATGCCGCCTCGTAAATATGATTGGGACGCTCTCATCCGGGATTTCGTGGTCGAAAAGCAGAAGGACCACACGCTCTCGAACGATAATTTCTATCGCATGAAGGGTCTGCCGGTGCCTCTGGCCCGCAAGCGCCTGGGGAAAAGGCTCACCGACGCATGGTCCAAAGTCCAGGCCGAGGCCGCGAAATTGGCGACGAAACAGGCCGCGCTCAACCTCTCGAAGGAGATCGTGGACGTCCTCAAGACGAGCAAGGCCTTGATGGCCCAGGGGGCGAATGCGGCCCTCGGCAAAGGGGTCCCGATCGGGAAGAACGGCGAGCTTAAGGTCCTCGTGCCCAGCAAATATTCCGAGGCCGTGGATGCTGTCGGCGTCGGATCGAAGGGAGTTATCGAGACCATCAAGGTTCTGACGGGCGGCGACCCGATCCTGCCGCCAGGAGCCGGGACCGATCTTGAGGAAGTTGTACGCTGGAACGATCCCGCCGAGAGGCCGACCCGCAAGCGCCGAGGATGAGCCTCGATATGGAGGCTGCTCCGAAGCGGCGGATCACCATCGAATACAACCTGCTCCCCTGGCAGGCCAAGGCCCGGGCCCTCCGAGCCAAGTTCCCCAATGTTGTGCTAAATTGCGGCGTCCTCTCGGGCAAGACGGATTTCGGGGCGGTCTCTTGCCTCGAAGAAATGAGCGGGCTAGGGCCCCGGGAAATGGGATGGTGGGTCGCATCCGAGGACTTCCAGATCAAACGGTTCTGGGCGGAGTTCCGGCCGAGGGCGCAGAGATGGGGCTGGCGCTGCCGGGACGCCCCGCATTGTTACGCCAAGACCACAAAGGGCGCCGAGCTCCACGGCGTCACGGCCAAGAATCTGAACGCACTCTCCGCATACCATCCGAAGGTCCTCTTCGGGGACGAGATCGCCAAGGTCGGGGACACGGCCTGGAACCTGATCTACATCCGGATGGCCAAGGCCCGGCGGGTCCTCCTGATGTCGACCCCAAGGCCGAACCATTGGGCGAAGCTGGTCCGGTGGGGAAAAGAGCGCCTGGACAAGCGATGGGCCCAGATCACCGTGACCACCGAGGAGGCTGGCATCGTGGACAAGGCGACCATCGGTCAGTATCGGAGGACCCTCCCCGAGGACCTCTTCCGCCAGGAGTTCCTGGCCGAGCTCGTCGCGGACGCGGGATCCGTCTTCCGAAAGGTCTACGACTGCGCCATAGGGGAGCCGGAGGAGCCGAAGCCCGGGAAGCACTACGAGGTCATGTACGACCCGGCCAAGCACCGGGACTTCGCCGTCGTCTCGGTCTGGGACGGGATGCGTCAGGTTCGGGCCGAGCGATGGCAGAAGATCGATTACGCCTATCAGACCCAGAGGGTCGTGGAGATCGCCGCAGAATACAACCGGGCGCCGATCATCTACGATCGGACCGGGCCCGGGGAGGCGGTCGGCGAGATGCTGGAGCAGAAGGCCGACCGGATTGGAGTGGACGTGATCGGGATCGTGTTTGATAACGCCTCCAAGACGGCCCTGGTGAACGCCGCCTGCCTAGCATTTGAGCGCGGGGAGATCACACTTATTGACAGGGAGCAGGGCGAGCCTTACGATATTTTCGTCGACGAGCTCGTGGCGTTCGAGCGGACCAGGAGCCGGACCGGCCTGACCTACTCCTATGCCGCCCCCCCGGGGGGCCACGACGACTGCGTTACGAATGTGCTCCTGCGGATGGCCGGGAGAAAGGAGCCCAGGGTCCGGACGCTCGGGCCAGACGGGGACGAGGAGGACGGGGATGCTCAATCCGATGAGGATGGCGAGGAGCCTGATGGCGGTGCGAAAGACCGCGAAGGCCCTCGGGATCGGTTTCTGGACGACGATTAGGTATCTTGCGGCCGGGCAGACGCCCGAATGGGTCGCCGGCCGAGACGCCCGGGCCTCCACCAGCCGGGATCTGTACGGGCAGCTTCTTGCCATCACGAAGGACGAGCACGCGGCGATCGCCGTCAGCCGCCTGGCCGACGCGATCATGTTCTGGGCATGGGTGATCCGGGATAGCAAGACCAAGGACGCGATCGAGGACGAGAACCATCCGGCGGTCGCCCTGTTCAAGAACCCGAATCCAGTACAGGACTGGAGCCAGTTCGCCGAGCAGCTCGTGATGCGCTGGCTCCCGACGGGGAATGGCCCGATCCTCCTTCGCAAACCCTCCGTGGCCGGGACGCCGATGGAACTCTGGAGCATCCGGCCGGACAAGGTCAAGGTCGTCCCGGATCAGGATGATTTCATTTCACACTACGAGATCGTCGGAGGCCCGAAGCCCCTGGAGATCCCGATCGCCCAGATGGAGATCCTCAAGCTCGGGAACGCCCTGGACGATTACCTGGGGATGGGCCGCGTCGGGATTTCGGAGCGCCTCTACGAGGGCGACATCGCCGCCGGGGAGTACGCCCGGAAATTTTTTGAGAATGACGGGACGCCTGGCTTCATGCTTAAAACCGACAAGAGCCTGAGCGACCGGGCCTGGAAGCGCCTGACCGAGGTCTGGAAGTCCATGCACCAGGGGGCCCGGAACGCCCACCGGTTCCGCGTCCTCGAGGAGGGACTCGAACCGGCCGACGTCCGCAAGAGCCCGAGGGAGGCGGATTTCGTCGAGACCCGCAAGAACTGGCGCGAGTCTATCTTCGGCATCTGGGGTCTGCCGCCGATCAAGGGCGGGGTCGTCGAGGGGACGAATCGGGCCACGGCCTTCGTCCAGGAGCGGATGTTCCAGAAGGACACCATCGCTCCTTTACTCCGCCGGATGGAAGCCGTCCTGACCAAGATCGTGAAGCGCTTCGACAAGCGCCTGGAGTTCGCTTTTGAGGACGTGGTCCAAGAAGACCAGGTCGAGGACGCCCAGATCGCCGCAGCCTATCTCTCCAACGGCTTCATCACGCCGAATGAGGGCCGGAAGATTTACGCCGGACTCCCAGAGGTGAAAGGGAAGCCGGAGATGGATATGCACTACCTCTCGCTGTCTCTCCTCCCGATGGGCGAGGAGCCTCCTGGGCCGGTCTCTTCGCCTCCTCCCGTGCCCGAAGTCCCGGCCCCGGAACCAGAGAAGGCGAGTCCAAGCCTGAAGGCTAAACCATCGGCCCAGGGGACTCCTCTCCAGCGCCGAGTCCTGAAATCGTACTTGAGAGAAAGGGCCCGGGGCGAGCGGTCCGCCAAGCGATTGATGAACGTCCTGTGGGAGGGCCAGGAGGATAGGACAGTTAGGAGATTCCTGGCCGCATCTGGGAAGTCCACCGCAAAGGCTTCGCCCTCTGACGCATGGGATTCGCTCCAGGAAGATAGGACTCTACAACGGTTGATGATCCCGTTCTACGTCGAGAGTATACAGAAAAGTTTTGCCTCTACTGCGACTCTTCTTGGCTACGAACCCGAGAGGCCCTTTGAGCCGGGCCAGCCTGGATTCGATAAGGTCCTCCGGAGGCTGGCCGGCAAAGTGACCCACGTAAACGAGACCACCAAGCTCGCGGTGGAAGCCGTAATTAGGCAAGGCCTGGATTTGGGCCTGGCTCCAACTGTCATCGCGAACGGGGCCCCGGATTTAGACTATGAGGGTATCGTCGGAGCTTTTCGGCAATTCCCTCAGCACCGGGCTCAACTCATAGCCCGAACCGAGAGCGCCCGGGCCCTAGACTCGGCCAACGTCGAAGTCTACCGGGGCCTGGGTGTCAAGACCTGCGATGTCATCGGATGCGAGGATAATGAGATCATGCCTGGCCAGCGGTGGGGATGCCTCTCTAAAGACATTCCGATCCAGGAGGCCGGCAAGATCGAGTTCCACCCGAACCACAAGGGGGCCGTGGTCCCGGTCATCGGGAAGTCCTTCGACTTTGCGGGGGTCCTGGCCCGGGCCGCCTTTGAGGAGGCCGTCGAGGCCTGATGACCCGGTCTAACCTGATCCTCGAAGCCTTGAGGGCGGGCGACCAGACGACGGCGCAGATTTCGCATCGCCTAGGCGTCTCGACGGCTATGGTCTGCTCCTATCTGTCCAGGATGCAGATAGCCGGATTCGTCCGACGGATCCTCCCGGAGGGCAAGGCCCGGCCCTGGCTCTGGGCCCCCGTGAGCCGGGCCGGGAGCGTCCCCCACTACAAGCGGACGGTCCAGGCCCTTGATCCGGGCCTCTCATCTCAGCGGCGGAAGGAGGCGATTCGGTATCACCGAAAGCACAATTTCGGCATGGTCCGGGGTCTTGAAGACGGCGAGAATAGTCCTCAAATGCGGGCTTTGGAAGGCCTTGAGCGGCTCCACCGAAGGGTCAACGCCAAGGCCATCCTGAGTCGCGTGGGGCTCACCGAGGGAGCGGTCCGGCGCTTCTTCCGCTAACACTTTTGACCCAGAGGGGCTGATCGGTTAGATTTTTCGCATGACGCCGACCCTGCTCCGCAAGCCCTCCGAGTTCCTGGCCTACCTGAAAC